GCTGAACTTTCAGCTAAAGTTGAAGCACTAACACAAGCCTGATTTTTTCAATCTCACAACCATTTTCGAACTATGGCTTTTTCAATTCCAGGGATCATCGTTACTGACAAAGACGACAAAGTTGTCGCTTTGGATTGGTCCTATGAAAATTCTGATGGCAAAATCAGCAATCGTTGGACGCTTCTTCAGCCTTACGGCAACACGCCTTTAGCTGAATGCACTGAAGCTATTTTGGTTGGTTGGCTTGAGGAGCAACTGCCAAATAATACGCTTGAGTTTGATCGTCAGATTGCTGATGCAAAGGCTAGGCAGGATTTTGCTCAAACCCTAAAGCCTTATGTCCCTCATGAATACGGCCCTCCGACGCCTGTGCCCAATGAGCCTCCTGCTCCTGCTCCACCTGCTCCAGAAGTAGAGGGGCCTGGTACTGACGTTGAGGAGCCTGAAGGCTCTGAACTGCCAGTTACGACACCCAGTAAAACCAAAAGCAAAAAGCCCAAGGGCAATTAGTTATAAGTTCTTGACGTATCTTCTATAGATCGCCAACGACGATTGACTATTTACACCTTCTTGAATTGGGAACTCCATTTTTTGGGGTTCCCTTTTTGTCGTTAACAATCCAATGATGCAGCCTATTGAAAACCAAAATATGTAAATCGAAATCCATGGCTTCATTTCATTCTCCACAACTCACCTTCTGCTTTACGGCGTCGTTTTAATCCAGCTTCCACGGCACTGCCTGGGTTGCAATAAAGATCTAAAGCGGATGGCACATCTTGCCAGCGCTTGTCTTTTAGACATCCAGAGATTGTATTGAATCCGCTGGATCCGTAAAAGTGTGCGCCAAGGTTGTAAGCGAAAGACAGCAACGCTGATCGCTGGTTGTCGTTCATCTCTTGCCAGTAAGGGATTGTCTTTGAAATGACATCCCAAAAATCTTTTTCAGCAATGGCTTCCATCATTTGCCGTGCTTTAGGTTCGCTTATTGGCGGATCACCCCAAGCAACACGGCGACCGTCGCTATAAAACGTGCTGCCATAGCCGATTGTTGGTACGCCGACGCCATCGTTGTAGACGTTGGCTCTGAACCCTTCAAATTCACAGATAATGCTGACGCCCTGCGGTGGCAGTGTGCTTTCAGGGGTAGATGGTGCAATCGGGGCAGTGCGCCAAGCCTTGATCCATGCTGCTGAAGGTTGCAGCAAAGAATCAGGCATTGATTGCTGAAGGAGCTGAATAGCCTCCTTTTGGTGTGGCAAGCCTTCATTAGGGCCACTGCCGAACCACTTAAAAAAATCGATGAGCTTCTCTTGTGGCACGACACTAAGGCGTATGTGCACATTTTATGCAAGACCCTTGAGAAGGACTGCCAGCACTGGGTTGCTAGTACGACATCCGGGCGACAGATGAAAACCTCTACATTGCAGTCATAGAGGCGTTTCGCCAGTCGCAGCAGGGGTAGACCCTAAACAAGAAAGGTTCTGGTTTGCCTTGGTTTGCCCTGGTTTTGAGCAGAAAATGCAACGCCGTTGCATAATTGGCGGACCCCTGTTACCCCAAACTCGTATCTCATGGGCAAGATCAGCGTTAACGCCGTCAAAGGCCGTCTGTTCTTGCTGGGCAACCTTCCACACAGAGATGGGAGCCCTGGACGCAAGCCCACTCGCATTGCGCTTCGGATGGATGACACGCCTGCTGATCGCAAGGTTGCTGAAAAGAAACGGGCTTACCTTCAGCGCCAAGTCGATCAAGACACTTTTAATTGGAATGACTGGCATGAGCCCAGTAAGGGCGTTACTTGGCAACAGGCAATCAATGCTCTGTATAAAAAGCGTGTTGTCTTAGGTCGAACAGGTGAGAGCACTTGGCAGGTCAACTACATGGGACGCTTGCGCCAACTGGACATGAGGCAAGAGGTCAACCCAAAAAGCGTGGCCTCGGCCTTGAACAAATACGAGAGAAGTCAGTGCTCATACAAAGAGCTTTACTACCTGATGAAGGACATTTGCACATTGGTTGCTGTCCCTTTTCCAGAAATTCCGGTTCCGACTTACGAAACCAGCAAGGTTTTAGTGGTGCCTGATGACCCGGAAATCATTGAATGGGTACAGGCTGCCCGACCTGTTGCGGGTTGGTATTTCGGAATGATGGCCACTTATGGGTTGCGCCCGCATGAGGTGGATCAGAGCCGTTTTATTGACGATGACCACAATCTGCACGTCTCTGACAAAACCAAGACGGGTGAACGAGTTGTAGTACCGCTGCACAAGGACTGGGTTGAGCTGTTCGATCTAAGAGATGAAAAGCGCCGTTTGCTTCCAGCTACTGGAAATCAGTTCAACGCTTGGCTACATGCTGAGAAGAAATGGGCAGGCATTGAACATAAGCCGTACACCCTGCGCCATGCGTACGCTGCCAGGCTTTGGCGTGTGGCAAAGAGCGCAATGGATATTTACACAGCGGCTCGTTTGATGGGCCATTCCACAAAGGAACACGAGCGCACTTATAGGGCTCATATTGCTCCTTACACCATTGCTAAATCTGCGCTTGATGCGATTGCAAAAGGTCAGGCTGCCCTTGCGAATGAAGTTTCCGGCGCTGCATCCAACGCTGCTCATCCTGATCTGTCCAAAAGGTAAAAGCGCCCATATTGATCCTGATGACACGCTTGCCTGATGCTTTTGGCGTCAACTCAACCAGCTCCTTGTTCCATTTCCAACGTGGGTTCTTGACCGTGTCTGCTTCATCGATCAAGGTTTGGATGTGATTTCGCGAGACGGCAAACAGATCAGCGGCCTCCTTAATCGTCAGCAGCGTCATGCTGCAGACCTGTATGGATTGCCCACTTGCAAAGCCACTCGCAGTTTCATTCGCCTCATTGCTTTGGAGAGGGTTGCTCTTGTGGTCTCCTTGCTCAACCCCATCTGTTCTCCAATCCTTTGGAGCGTTGCTGGCTCTTGGGACTGGTTAAAAAAACGCAGCTGTATCACTTCCTCCTCCTTAGGCGGAAGACTGTTGTGTGAATGGTTCACCAATTCATAAATCTGATGGTTTTGCATGAGTTCCCAATAATTATCAGTTTCTTGCTTGGGGTCAGACAGAAGTTCAATCAACGGAGAACTATCTGTGCCGTTGGCTAGTTCATCCAGGCTTCGGCAACCTGCATCGTGCAAAAGGTAACCGTCAAGGATGTCACGTTGTATTTCTAAGGTTTCGCAAATTTCTTCGCGACTGGGCAAGCGTCCATGCTCATGGCAAAACGTGCGAGTAAATGAGCGAACTTTAGAAAGCACCTCAAACGCATGAGTAGGCATTCTGATCGTCCGATCTTGCTGGGACAATCCTCTGTTAATTGATTGTCTAATCCACCAGTAGGCATAGGTTGAAAACTTATAGCCCCTTTCTGGATCAAACTTCTCAACAGCACGAGCTAAGCCCACATTTCCCTCAGAAATTAGATCCATAAACTCCATGGTTTTTGCCATGTGCTTAAACTTTGTGGCCACCATGACAACTAGCTTGAGGTTGGCACCGTAAAAATGCTTGAAGGCACGTTCCCCGGTTTTGTATTGGCGGCGCTGGTGTTTATCTAGTTTGTCCCAGTCAAGCTCGCGCAGTGGCATCCATGCTTGGATTTTTCGGCCTAGCATGATTTCTTGCTCCGCTGATAGCAGCGGAGTTCTCGAAATCTCTTTTAAGTACCAGGACAGAGAATCTTGCATCAGAAGGGAGAGCCGCCACCAGCCGTGAGTTTTGATGGATTGATTTGACCAAAGGCACCGTATTGACCATCTTGACCTTTGAAAGAAAGCACAATTCCTTGCACCTCTTCAGCTGCTTTGTTTTCGTAGTTCCAAACTTTGATGGCTTTGTGCTTTGAGCTGTCATCAGCCATGGTCATCAAATGATTGCAGAAATCATGAATTGATTCGACCGGAATTTTAAGTGAAACGAATTTACCATTTTCGTCAAATTGTGAATCACCAACGGACCATGCGCCAGGCTTGGACAGTGCGGGTTTGAAGTCAGCCATTTGATTTAATTAGTGGATGGGTTGAAATTAAAAACTTGATGCCGGTGCTGATTGATAAGTCACGACCTTTGCAAAAAAGGTAAAAGTCGGAGTACAGAGCAGCACTGAGTTTTGATTGAACTAGATAACGGTTTTTCCACGCCTCCTCAGTGATGTGAGCTGGGCGAGGTTCTGGGTTTTGCCGTTCATACAGATCTTTCATCTGTTTATGAAAAGCAGCATCATCCATGGAGAGCAATCCATTGACCGCTGCCATGGCGAACGAACGTGATTGGAACGATGCTGATGCTGGGGAAATGATCCATGACTTCTAGGGCTTTAGAAGCGGCAATGTCCTGATCTGCATAGCAAAGCGCCCGCTCAGGCGTAATGCAAACAGGAATGGAACAGTCGCTAACTGGCTCTAGGTCATGGTTGGCTAGGTAGCCATCCTCAACTTTCAGAAGAAACCGAGTCCTTTGAACCGGGGTCGTTGAGTAGGTAGAGCGCGTGTTCCAGACGCCAGATGTCAATGCACCTGTCTTTCCAGGGTGATATGCGCTGCTCGTAAAACAATTTGTTGGCGTTGATTTGAGCAAGGCGGATGGCTTGAGAGACTTCATGGCGAGCATTGGCGAGGTGATCCTGTGGTGTCACTGGTATTTGGCGATATTTGAATCAAGCCATTGCTGGTGGCGTGGCTGGGTGAAGTTGTCACTGTTGACAAGTTTGACAGCAGTTGTGGGCTTGAAATGATCGTGAAAGTCTTGGCGTAGAGCGTCACGATTTTCCTCGGGCACGGAAGCCAGTGTCTTTTTGATTTCCTTTCTTTGTTCATCGGTAAGGAAGACAACGCCCTTTCTGGCAGGAGCTGATGGCGCAGGCTGCTGCTTAGACTTGGCTGCATCTGATTGCTGCTGCTTAGGCGTAACGTCTTGAGCCTTGGTTGATTCGCCGTCATCATCGGCTTCATCTTTGTCAGCACCGACAATGCCGTAAATGCCCATGAGCAGATAACGGCGTGCGTAGGTCTGGCTTGAACCCCGAGCCTGCTCTTTTGATGTGTTCAGTGCTGCGTTCATGTCCATCGGCCACTCAGAAGTGATCTGCTCACCACTGGTGTGCCGCAAGGTAACTCGGAGCACAGCGTGCTCAGTGCCAATGACGTGCCAAGTCTCAGTATGCGAAAGGCCATGCTCTGCAGCGGGTTTAATCGCTTCGAGGATGTCTTCAAGGTTTGAAAACTTGCGCTCAGGTCGGTTGTATCTAGGTTTTTCAGGGTTGACCTGGGCGGCGACAACACCAGTGCGCTTGGCAGCGTGATGCTGTTTTTGAAACGCAGCTAGTGCTTTGGCTAGCTGACCGGTCGATGGTTGAGATTGTATTTCTACAAGCTCTGAATGAAGTGACATGCGTTTGAAAAACAAGGCATGGATCTAAATGTGATGGCCTCGTAGGCGAAGAGTACACCCTGCAAAACGCAGGCGCAATAGCGTGTGCGTATAGCTTGTTACTCAAGCAGCTTTATATGCAATTTCAGTATCACGGTGAACAGGTTTAGTCTTTTTTGCGGTTAGCAGAGCTTCCAGTGCAATTTGGACTGCTGAAGTCTCTACGTAAAGGTGCGAGCTATTTTCGACCTCTTTAATGCTGGGCTCATGGAGGCCGCACAGGATTTCTTGAATCCATTGGGTCTCGCTATCCGTTAGCTGCGTGGGGCTGTTTTTATCAATTTCAGCGGATAACATCTGCCATGCTTCTGCACGGTCGCACATGTGCTTAAGGCTGATTTTCTTGAATTGACTACGCATTAAATCAACCCATTGATCAACGTCTTTTTGTGATACGACGATCGGCAGATCTGGCAACTCTGGGACTTCAATTAAGCCTGTGAACAAACAAAAAAATGATGGAGCGTCAAAAGGCGTGCCATCGTTATGGCAAAGGGGTTGCCCATTGCGTAATCGGTCAATCAATCTTCGATCGGTGATGCCTTTTAGGTCACGTTCAGCAACTGCTTGATTAAATCGACCGAGAGACAGGAAAAAATCAGGCTTCGGCTCCAGCTTGTCGTTCATCGCCTTGCTGATTTGCGATGCCCAAGGACCGTTAGGTGATTGAACTGCGTATGCCCAGTCTTGTGTGATCCCCTGAGGCCAACCGTTGGCCTTGAACCATCGTTTGAGAGTGGGTCCGAATTGACATCCTTTTTCGTTGTTCATGTAGCTGTGATCAGGTGTTAACAGATGTTTCTGCAATACCCAAACGTCTGTGAAGCCGTCTTTGAGAATTGAACCCGCCGAAGGGTATACCCACTATTGAGCATTGTGTGAAGTTCTGCAAGCACCTCTGATCCGATACGCGCAAATGTTCATATGGATACAGAATGAAAATCATTCTCGCAGCGTTTTTTTGCTGGTCAGGTGCCACCAGTCGGGGTTGCGTTTGCACTGATACGCGCAGGTGTGACCTTTGCCCTTAGCACGCATCTCACGCCCTGCGTTCCTGGCGTCTTGCCTCGTGGCGTAAGCGATTTTGTGGCACCGGTAGCAAAAGACCACAGCCGACACCTTGCCAAGTTCCACCATCTCGGCCAAATCGCTAAGACGGATCCGCTTCATTTGGGCAGGACCATTCGTGCCCACTGCTCAGGCGTAAGCACAAAACGCCATTTATTGCCGCGAAACCTGACCATCGTGGCTGCATGGTCAACGCCCGCATTGATCCGTTGTTCTTCCGCTTCTAACGGCTTTTGCAGGCACGCAGCTGATTTGTCTTTCCAGTCACAGACCTGAATGACGCAATTTGGAACGCCGTCAATGTCCCCAACGTCACCGCCGGCTGCATTGGTACGACCCGCACCTAGCTGCCTGCGGCACTGAACGCCAAGCTGGTCAGTCAGTAGCTCTGCAGCTTGTCTTTCAGCTGCATCGCCTTTCTTCTTCTGTGGGTTGGCCATCAGTCAAACCGGGCGACAAAGTGGGACTTGGTAACGCCTCTAGCGTCACCGTTTTTCTTTTCAGCTTTTTTTGCCTCTTTGAGTTGTTGCGCTAACGCAACCGTTTGCTTGGTGTAAGTCCAAGTCGTGCTTTTGCCAAGGGTCAGGGTCATGTCAGCAATGACCCAGCGATCTTCACCCGCATCACGCAGGTCATCGAGTTTGCCTGATTCCAGGTCTGCCATCAGGTCAGCCACGACTGCCTCTTCGACCGGTTCAGTCCATCGTTTTATAAGCCTGACTTCTCGCAGTAGCTCAAGCTTTGCTTGGCTATCAATCGTCGTCAGGTCTGGCATTGAAACAGTGCTCAAGATATTCAAGGCGTTTTTGGTTGTAGTCATTGAGTGATGAGAGTGGGATTGGTTTTGGTGTGTAGGGCTTGCTTTTTGGCCTGATTGCCAAAATCAAAATTTCGATGCCATCCGACAACTTGATCAACGCTTTGAGCGTTATCCATCGAAGAGGGTTCACCAAGCTGTCTCCAGTTGGCGTTTTGTCTGGAATTCCTCCCAGCAATTTTGGAAAGCAACTGAGCATTGATCAGGATCAAAGCTTTTGCTAACGACAGTTCTGCCAGGCTTGACCCAAACAATTCGGCATTCTTCGACGTACAAATCAAACTGATCATTCAGCATTTGCACGTACCCTCCAAGCTGTGGCGTGCAGTCGTATGCGCTGGATTTGATAGAAGACTGTGACTTGAAATCGAGCAAGCAGACCTTGTTTTTGTTGAGGCCGATGGCATCGCAACTTCCACCGATTGAACGCTTCAGATCACAAAGCCTAAATTCAGTCGCTAACGGGTGAAAGTCATTCCAAAACGGATGCTTCTGTAGCTCATCAGTCCATTTGGCATAAATGCCAGGGTCTGGCAATGGCTGATGGTTCAGCATGGCTTCGCCAAAGCGATGCACCATGTTTCCGCGTGGTTCCCATTCATGACGCTTGGCCTCAATTTTTGCCATCTGCTCCGGTGTTTTGCGGTTGCAGACCTGGGTGACTGAATAAGACATCACCTCACCGTTGGGTTTCCAGACGTAGCGGTGTTCTTTCTCGTGAAGCTCAAGCGGCAGAGGCTTGAGCTTGGCTTGCAAACGTGCAAGCTTTTCCATTGTTTCGTTCATTAATGCTGTCTATACAAAAAGACCTGATCTATCCGCCCAACGGCTATTCGCTTTGCTTTAACAGCTTCAAGTTGAGCTATTGCCTGACTGACGCAATCCATGGCGGTGTGAGACGGTAAATGTCCGTCCCTAAGTATTTTCGGTTGAGGTTCCATTGAAATTTTTTCTGCCCAGTCCAGAAGATCATTTAAGTGCTGGCGCTGCCTTTGCAATTCTGTAAAACTCATATCGAACTGCCTCTGAATCGATAAGGGGGTGCCTCTGGGTTGGTGGTGACTGCCGTTTGGTAGCCGTACAGAGTCAAATTGCCTTTGCCGTCATCCGAAAAAGCTGCAGTCTCTTTTAGAGCCAAGGCAAGAGACATTGACAAGATCAGAATTGGCTTGGCAACACGATCGTTTGCCATTGCATCCTTTTCAAACTGCTCCATAAATTTTTGGTAGTTGGTGCTCATCCGATATGCCCCCAGTTGCCGCGAGGTTTCTGTTCACGCAGTTGGAAAAAACCTTGCAGGTCCGGGTATTGCTGCATCAGATCCCGTGCAACAAACGCCGTGTAATCGTTGTTGATTTTTAGACCGGTCTTGTCATCAGTGGCAAAGCCGGTTTCAAACCGGAGCACATGAAACATGGCATCAGCTGACCATCGCTTGGCACCACGCGCTTTAGCTCGTTTGCAAAGCGCATAACACTGATCAAGCAGTTCAGGTTGTTGATGCTTGACCTGTTGCCAGCGAGCTTGCAATGTGTCGGTTTTGCTAGGCGGTGGCGAAGTGAAAAAGTCGGGTTGCTCAAAGGTCATGATCAAAAGGGAGCGTTTGCGGTTTGTTCTGCTTCGAGCGTCACGGGTAGATCTTGCGCCTGCGCGGGCGTAACACCATGAGCCAAAGGTGGAAGGTCTTTAGGGTCTGTGACCTGGACCCGTTCGGGTTGCATGGTCAGATCACGCAACAGGTTGCGGTGCTCAATGCCCTTGTAACCATCAGGGAAAGCACGATGGTCAACTTTGGTGCAGGTTAAAAATCCTGGTGATGGTCGGTCCAGTGCCTCCAAGGTCCAGTAACCCTTTTGGACGCCTTCAAGTAATTGCTGGCGTGTGCTGTGCAAATCCATCACGCCTTCAGTAATGGTTGTGAAGACATGGTTTGGCTGAGCTGAGGCTTGAGGCCCCATTCAAGATTCGGTCTACCGTTTTCGCAGCGGTAGACATGGCGAAGAGCTGAGAGATGGATTGCCATATCCTTTGGCGCGTCTTCCTCGCTAATGCGACGACCTACGGCGTAGGCCCACATTTCGTCCGTCACGTCATCTTTGATTTTTTGGTCAAGAGACAGCCAGATGAACTGGGCAATTTCGTCATCGATGCGTTTGCTGTACGGGAGAACGGCTGTGAGGGCTCTGAGGCCCGTTATGAAGGCTTTGGCTTGCATTGGGTTACCAAGGTGTCCTGATGGCGTCTAAGGCGGCGTAGTCGATGCTGTCCGCCTGCTTAGACGTATTGGGCTTGTCCATGCCATATCTCTCGTAATTGACGAGCTTGATGCCTTGCCAGCGGAATGCCTCGGCTTGTACGAGCTGATCACGCACCACGCTGTCGCCGTATCTGTCCTGGAGTTTGGTCAGCTCAGTCATGGCCAAAGACCAAGCACCGTTGGTTTTGGTCTTGGGCTTTACGGCCCACCAATCTCTGATCAGTGCCTCGTGCGGGTAGAGATTGCCTGGGATGGTGCGATCTTTGACCGGAGCTTTTTTCGCTGCCTTTAGCTCTTTGGCTTCAACGTGTGCCTCTTCAGCTCTTAAAGAAAAATCGACATCCTTTTCTTTATTAACAGCCTTTTTAAGAGGTAAAACCTCGCTGTCGTTCAGCGAGCTGAGCGAGCTGCTCGGTTTTCCCAGCGTACTGAGTGGGTCAACCCCTGTTAAGGCTTTTTGGACGACAAGCCCGATGAACTGTGAGGTTTCGAGTAAATGCGGCTTGTGAGCCTCTGCGAGGCGCACCACTTCAGCATCTAATCGGATCTGCTTGAGGGGCATCCGTGTTGCTCTTGCGTTGCTGTGCGGTTGCATTATCGGGGCGTAACAAATCACCGTCAACCCCTTACGCTCAAAGATCACGTGGCTCTGTTGTCATAGTTTGTTACGCAAGCGTTAGGCAAAAAAAAGAGGGGGCCTTAGCCCCCCTCCTGTCTTTTTAGTTCTGCCTCGATCACCTCGCGCACCCATGCTGTCAACGGTATGTCGCGCTCAGCGGCAGCTGCCTGAGCCTGCGCGTAAAGCTCAGGCTTCATGGTCACTGCCATAAATTTGCGTTTAGTTGCTGCCATTGGGTTAAAGGGGAAACGTCATTAAGTTTTGTCGCCTAAGTCACCTGTGTAATCAGGTAACTGCAAACCCTTTCTCTGCATTCTTAGTGATTGAGTTCGAGCGCCTTTATGAGCAGCAAGAACAAACGCATGTCTGCGTTGATCTGTCTCTAATTGGCGTCTTTGATGATCATTGAGATTGTTCGTATCAATCGAAGTCAACAATTGATGGGTCTTGCGTTCATGCTTTCGCAGTCCGGCATTAGCTTGTGCAGCCAAATACGTTAAAGCCTCTGCATCAGTGAGGACGCGAACGCCCCCATATTCACCACGGCAGACAACAGGTTGACCGCGCCCGGCCCTGACTTTTGTAATGTGCTCGATCACTATTTGACAAGCAAAACTCATCGGGTCAGAACGCAGCTCTCCACGCTCGAATCGTGTGATTCTTTCGTTGATCTTCGTGTCGATCAACTGCAGTGCGTGATTGACTTGATCGGCGCCGTAAAAGTCGCCCTTTTTTAGCGTGTCAAGGTTGATTCCAGCTTGCTGGAGTTGTTCGGGGACAGTTGGCATTTGGATTTACTCCAAGAGATTTAGGTCCGATCTTGTTCGTGGATCGGGAGCGATTGCTGAGCGCTGCATGGCGCGGCGCCGCGTGGCAATGCGCAGCGGGGCGGAGCGTGGCGTCGTTTTCCCAGGCTTCGGCACGAAGGCTTGCCCAGGTTGTGGAGGGTTCTTGTTCGTGGAACCCACAAGCGATTGGTGAGCGGGGCGCCGGATCGCAGGGCGATGCGGGGCACGGCGCCGCATGGCGTCGTTTTCCCGGTCTTCACCACGAAGGGCTGACCAGGGTGGGGACCAGTTCTTGATCGTGGAACTGGCAAGCGATGGCAGGGCGACGCTCAGCGCAGCGGAGCACGGCGCGGCAGCGGGAGGCACAGCACTGCAAAGCGAAGTTTCCCCCCACCCGGCTCATGCACCTGCAGCGGGAGTTGTGGGCCAGTTCTTGATCGTGGAACTGGCAAGCGATGGGTAAGAAAAGCGATGCGGTGCGGGGCGGTGCGGTGCGGAGAAATGCTTGGCGGGGCGTGGCGCCGGGTTGATTTGCGAGGCAAAAGATCGCGTTGCGACACAACGGATTGCAACGGCTCTGGGACTTACACCGGGGGATGCCCAGACCATCAAGCAGCAGCCAGTTCAGTCAGCTCAGTGCTAAATCTTCCGTACCTCGGACGCCAAGTGCCCAAGCCTTCAAATCGTCCGGCGGTCTGACAAATGCGCTCTAGGTCATCAACCGAGATGCGCTCGTCATCAATGGTCAGTTGATAGTTGACTGACCATGCAGGAAGGATCAGGCGCGTGACCCAGTTTGTGACCTTCATCCTGACGACAGGAGCGGTCAAGACGAACCGGCCTTGGCTAATCATTTCAGAAGCAGTTCGTGGACCGTCGTAGTTGATCAGCGGTTCGTTTTCGACGATCAATGCGCGAGCAACTTCTTTCCCAAGCTTGAAAGCGGTGGCACCGTTGCGCAGGCAGCGGGCGAAGTTTTGAGAGGGAAGGGTGAGATCCGCAAACCCCTCAAAATTTACGCTGTTTTCCACGTCATCGATGACGACCTTGCCTGGCTCTGTCCAGTAGCCGGAATGCACCCAATCGATCAGGCGCAGGGCCATGTGATCGTCATCGGATTTGGTGCGCTTTGAGGTGAAAAACTTCTTGTCCTTAGCGGCCTGTGACAGCGGATCGCTGCACAAGTTGTTGGACAGCAGGAGTGGGGCGATTCCCGAAACTGCTGCTTCAAAACGGCGAATAGCCATAAAATGGTCTCAGGCGAATGCCTGGGGCGTTGGTTGTTCTGGCATTGGCCAGGAGCGGCGGTGTTGGTAGCACCGTTACTCCGCTTTAATAATTTTATAGCGCACGCGTAAGCGTTATGGCAACCAACAAAAAAGGGAGCTATCCGCTCCCGTATCTTTTGGGTTGGTGGGGATGGATAGCCCTCAGTGCTGGCCCTCGACAGGCCCCACGTCATCGAACCCCCTGGCTTACGCGGACAGGCTCCCACCGTCATCAATGATCCCACAGCTGCCTCAGTCTTTCCTGTAGTCAGCCTTGATTTCAATCGTGTCTAAGCCATCAACCTCTGATGGCTCTTCGCTGTAGCTATGCGGGATCTCTACGTCACCCTGATCAACAAAAGGCTTGATGGCATCATCAACCTCTGTCTTGATCTTGTGCTCGATATACATCGTCTCGAACTGCCACAGGTAACCCATCAGCAGATAAGCCAAAGGGAAAGGCACGTTCCGTTTCAGCCACCTTGCTAAGTCCTTGAACTCCTTAAGCCTGAAATCGTTGATCAATTTCTTGCTCATATCCCTATGCCGCAACGGCTCCTAAGTTCCCGTTGCCTTCTGTTGCTCCTGTTTGGTCCTGGTAGTTGCCGTGGCCAAGCTCGCCATAAACGCGCAAGGGCTCGGTATCAAGCTTGAAAACCACCAACTGAAAAAGCCTCATGCCAGGTTTGATCAGCAAGCTGTGATGCCTGAGGTTGTTGCGCACCTCGACCGTTAGCTGTCCGCTAAACCCTGCGTCGCACCAGCCAGCAAGGCTGTGCTCGAACCCTGCACGGGCTGCACTGCTTCTCAGCAGCAAGCTTGCGCAGTAACCACTAGGCACGTTGATGGTTTCCACCGTGTGGCCCAAAACAAACTCACCGGGCTCCAAGGCATAACCCTCATCGGTCATGTCAACTGAACGCCACAGCATTTGGCCGGGCTTGTTCTCGACCTTGAGCTGTCTGCCGACTGTCAGATCAATAGAGCACCCTTGCAGGTTGTCTTCGACAAACGGCACGACAAGGCTGTATTGCTTGCAGAGCCTGCTCAGAGTCACATCACTAACGGCCATGGCTAACAAGCGCAGAAGATCCATTCTGAACGCTTAGGGGTAACGCTCCAGGCGTTTGCTGTGCTGGGTACTCATTGCCCATGCAGCAGACCGTCACGCAGATGGCAATCCATGCAGTGGTTAGCGCGTACTTGATTTGCATTGTTCTTTGGTGAATTTGTGGAAATAACCTTTGCCAAGTGCTGTCAGCTTGGAGCTATCGCCTGTTGCAATAGCTTGTTTTGCGTCAGCCTTGGCTGCTTCTTGGATGCTGTCCCAGTTGCTCCATGAGATGCACTGGGCTGAACTTGGCCTGCCTGCCATCAGAACTTCACTGCTCTCTTATCTACAGCTTGGCCAGGGTTAGATGGTGACTGAATAACAGTGAACAGCAGGTTTTCAGCTAATGCTTTGACCTGTTCGTTGATTGCTTCCTGAAACGTGAAGCAAGTGAGGTCGGTGCCGTCACTGAATTGAATTTGAAAAGTGCTGAAGCTGTTTTCAGCTTTGAGGTTTTCCTCTTGCTCGTCGTAGTAACGGGCAAGCATTTGGTCGGCTGCGTAGTCAGACATTGTTGAAAATCGAGGAACGTGGGCTGATCTCTCTACCCTTGATAAGAGTATACTCCTACGTTGGCGTAATCGTCAAGCCCCGTCTTCTGGTGGGCGCATGTCTGGCCAGTAGTCGCGCAGATCTTCCAAAGCCTTTTTCAGGCTTTCGCCGCCAGGGCTGCTGTCCCAGCCTTCAGGCAACCAGTTGAGGTTGATAAAGATCGACAGGTGGTCGCCGTCTTTGCTGACCTTGCCTTTTGGTGGGTCGTAGCCATCGCACCAAGGCGCAGCATCGAGATCCGCATAGGTGCGGGGGAATTTGTAGTCGTTCATTAGTTTGATTAGCTGGGGGCAGAGCCCCCTTGGTGATCAGCGCAGGGCGTTGAAGCGATCCATGTTGGCCATGATGAAGTCAGCGCATTGCTGACCAGTGCCGGTCTTTTGAAGCTCCATAGTCTCCAGGTCGCGAACGACCTGACGGCTGTCAACGTGCTCTGTCCAAGTGTTGGCAATGCCAGTGGCGGCCCTGCGGATAGTCACTGTCTCAAGGTGGAAAGGACCCCAGTTGGCGTTGTGCTCAACGCGCTCCTGAAAGACAGTGCCGAAACCCAGTTCTTGATCGAAGACGGGCTCGGAGATGGTGGTGAAGATGGCCATTTGCTTTAGATCGAGGTGCGGGGCGCATCTCTGTGCCCTTGAGTAAGAGTATACCCCTAAGGATGGAGAATGGTCAACCCATCCCTAAAATTCTCTCAAACTTCAGTCGCTACCCTAGATTCTCCTACCTAAACAGTGGGTCAGTCAGCCTTGCCGGGAGCGCCTGGGCTGCTAATTAGCACCGTGCCCCGTGAAGCCTCTGCAGCGTTCCCACCCCTTTATTTCGCCTAAGTATCGACTTATCCGATAGCCTTCGGGTGGTTTGATTTAACTGCAGGTGGCAGATAAACCCGCCAAAAAGCACAAAAGAGCCACTAAAGCCGAACACGCACTGCGCATAGACACCATTTACGGCTTTTTGTGTGATGGAAAATCACGCGCAAATATCCTGCGTGCTGCTGCAGAACTCTGGGACGTATCCGAACGCAGCACAGACGATTACATCAAAGCAGCAAGAGTCAAGCTTGAAGACGACTGCAGAATGACTCGTGAAGCCTTCATGGCTGAAGCTTTGGCCGGTTACAGATCAATCAGGGAGAAGGCAACCAAGCGCGGTCAGTACATGTGCGCCAAGCAATGCCTAGACGCTCAGATTGCACTTGTCGGCTTGGATAAAAAATGAATGTCGAGCTGATCAATCACGATGATGGTTCCATTGAAATCATCGTTGAATCAGATGGCTTTATTGAGCGTGGTTGCGTCACAGCGTCACACCTTGTTTCGGCAAAACGAGCTGAGCTAGAACACACAATTACAGAGCGAGCAAAAGAGGCATACTTTGAACAGATCAGATCCTGCGACATCTAAAACCATGACTAGACCTGACCCTTTAATCCCTAATCTTCCGGGTGCTGAGGATCTCGAAGCGATGCGAAACAGAATCACTTGGTTGGACAATCTCTACGACATTGACGGCAGAGCAGACCCTGACCATCCCATGCACGGGCTATACACCGGCCTCAATCAGAAATACATCAATTCGATCGGATGAAGCTCGAACAGTTCCCATTGAATGAGCGCAATTGCTTGTTTACTTATTGCCGCACGCGTGAAGGCCCTAACGGCTGGATTATCTATTACAAAGGTGCCAGCATGATGCAGACCGATCCGCTAGAAGCCTGGCGATGTCTTGGCATTGCGCGTTTTACTAACTTTGGCAAAGCACTCAAAGCATGGTGTTTAGAAATGCACGAAAAGTTCGGTGATGAGGCAAAAGCAGAGGAGACAAAGCCAGATTCAGGTTTCTTTGATCATGCGCCAGAACCTAACGATCAGACCAAAATGATCACATGAGCCTGCTTGCGTCTTGCCCTGGAGGTCTACTGCTAGACCCACCTATTCCGGCTGGTCATGATTATGACTTCACGGGATTATCGAAAAAGCTATACGACAGCCTCACAGAACCTCAACGCCTTGTTTACGACAGTGGCAAGCGGTTTGTTTATCTATGCTCTGGCCGCAGATTTGGCAAGACTTACCTTGCAGTAACTCGGCTGATCAATTGGGCAATCGAAAAGCCAGGTGGCTTGTTTTTCTATGCGACTGCCACCTATCGCATGGCCAAGCAGATCGCATGGGTTCAGCTAAAGCAGATGATCCCGCCTGAGATCTTTGCCAGCAAAAACGAATCAGAATTGTCAGTCACGCTGACTAACGGCTCACAGATCTTTCTCAAGGGTGCAGAAGATCCAGACAAGTTGCGTGGTGTGTCGCTGTCTGGTGTCGTAATCGATGAGGCATCGTTTGTTAAGCAAGAGGCTTGGACAATGGTGCTCCGGCCTGCACTGTCAGATCAAGAAGGCCCAGCTTGGTTCATTACTACGCCAAATGGTTTGAACTGGTTTGCGGAAGCATGGGACGAAGCAGAGCAAAACCCAGAATGCTCAACCTTTAGCTTCACCACTATCGAAGGCGGCCAGGTCAGCCCTGACGAGGTGGCAGCAGCCAAGAAAAGCCTTGATGCTCGTACGTTCTCGCAAGAGTATGAGGCCAGTTTCGTCAACCTGATTGGTCGGGTGGTGCCTGACTTTGATGACCACAACATCAGAGAAGATGTGGCAGACCTTGGCGGACCATTGTTGGTTGCTGCTGATTTCAACGTCTCACCGATGCACTGGATTATTTGCCAGCGGATTGGTCGTGATCAGCTGCACTGCATTGACGAGTTGCACATCAAAGAGACACACACTGATGAGGCTTGCTCTGAGCTGTTGAGGCGTTATCCAAACAGAGAAATCAAGGTTTACCCTGACCCGACTGGTAACTCACGCAAGACATCAGCGGGTGGTATTACGGATCACGGCATTTTGCGGAACCGTGGGCTCTGGGTCAGCCCAAATAAGAAGCCATATGGCCAAAGCGACAAGCGGAACGCCGTCAACGCGATGGTGAAGGATGCAGAGGACACGCGCCGTCTGTTTATTCATCCACGTTGCAAGATGACAATCAAAAGCTTGCGCAACTTGACGTTTAAGGATGGGACCAACATGCCGGATAAAGATTCGGGTTGGGACCATGGTTGGGATGCGTTGAGCTATTTGGTTCTTGGTGCGTTCGATAGGGTCAAGCCTTACAGAGTTGGCAAAGCATCCTCACGAATTGGTCAGGTCTGGTGATCCGCGTTAAAGTTGGTAAATCAATGTGATTGCCAGTCTTCGGACCGTCTTTCACTCGGGGAAACCTAGCCTGAACCCACAGCCTGACAATTGTGGGCATCGGATTGATCGAATGAGTCACTTCATCGCCGCCTTTACGGGCGGCTTTGTTGTTGCTAGGGTTATTTCAGCGCAAAACCTAGGCGGGATTGTCTGGCGCTAGTCCCCGTCACTCTCACGTAGAGCTAGCGATTGCCGCGAGGCGTCCAGGAGCGAAAGGGCAACTTAGCCGCCTTTACGGGCGGCTTTGTTGTTGGTATGGTGATCACATCGGCGGACTAGCAGGCAATCCCTGCATCCAACCGTGTTGCCAAGGCCCGTAGGCGATCCCTACCCCCGAAGCAACCAACCCGACCTTTGGTCACATTGGTCTAATCGACCCTCAAAGCCTCTAGGTGTGCACGCCTGGGGGCTTTGTTGTGACAAGCCTTAGTCAGACTGGTGTAGCAGTTGTCTGACCATGGCCGCCAAACGAGGGCTCTATAGCAACATCGCCGCTAAAAAGCGCAGAATTAAAAACGGCAGTGGCGAGAGAATGAACAAGCCAGGCAGCAAAAATGCGCCATCAGCTCAAGCGTTTAAGGATGCTGCAAAGACTGCCAAGAAGCGCAAGCCCAAAGGCAAGAAGTAAAGCCTTTACATCTCTGGCATTTTCGGCAGGTTGTCTTTGATCATTTGCTCGTACATCATCCGATGCCCTTGCATCTGGCTGTAAAGCTCAACGCATAATGATTGAAGCGTCTTCACGTCTTCGCATTTATGAACCGTTCGATCAAATAGCTCCAAGCTGAACTTGCTTGAGAATTGATCCATGGTCCTCAGTCCATATATCTGACAGTAGCGGTAAATAGAATGGACGATATAAGTGCCCTGTGGCCTGATGTCTTCTAGTTATCCTTCAGGAATTTATCCGTCACAAGATCGTAACGGGCAAGACCTGTTGCTAGAAGACAGCAACCCTGGGAATGATCCATCTTGGACTGATGGTGCTGTTCTGGAGATGTCTAGAAACTGGGCACCTATTGATGCTGTTGTTGGTGGCACTGAATTTGTCAGGCGTAATGCTCGTGTCTTTATTCCGCAGGAACCTAAGGAAAATGATGATGCTTACAAAAGACGAACGGCTTACGCTGTCTTGTCGCCATTTACGCAGCGTTTAGCAGAGCAGGCAGCTGGTTTAATTCTGCGTAAAGGTGTGCAGCTACAACCTAAAGACGATGCTGCAGAAATCAATTCTGTATGGGAAGAATTTTCTGAAGATGTAGACGGCAATGGCTCAAGTTTGGATTCTTACGCCAGACGGTTGGCGATCAGTTCAATTTTGTACGGCCATGCTGGTACGTTGGTTGATTTTCCTGCAACCGAAGCAGCACCAAATCTGGCAGTTGAGCGCCAGTTAGGTTTACGCCCATATTTTGTGCATGTAGACGCTAAGCAATTTTTAGGTTGGCGACGCGTAAGCGATTCTGCCGTTGCACCATTGGGCCAGGTGCGAATTGATGAAATCGTCAGCGAGCCTAAAGGCGAATTTGGTGATGATCTGGTCAGGAATATCAGAGTGCTTGATTATGACGAAACAGGCCAAGCAAGATTTCGAGTGTTTCGCCGTGGTGATTCATCAGATACAACTGGTGGCTGGCAGATCTATCAAGAGGGCACAATCAGCATTAACAAAATTCCGTTGGCCGTTACCTACTCAAACAAAATTGCAGAGCTGGTATCGAAACCACCGCTTCTGTCAATTGCCAATTTGAATTTGCTGCACTGCTCTACGCAGACAGATTTATCTCATGCGTTAAGAGTGGCTGCATTGCCAATCCTTGTTCTGAAGGGCTTTGACGATACAGATAATGAAATTGGATTGTCAGCCAATAGTGCAATTTTGATGAGCACAGACGGTAGTGCTGAATATGTGGAACCCGTCGGCCAGGGAAGTTTTAACGCTCAGGCAGCTTTTATTAAAGAGCTAGAGGGGCAGATGTCACGGCTTGGCATCTCAACGCTTTATAGCCAAATGAATAGCCCAGAAACGGCTGAATCGAAGATGCTGACTAGAACTGATTCAGACTCTTTGCTGTCAATTGTGTCTAAAGATCTTCAGGCCAGCTTGCAGGAAGCATTGGACATGGCTGGTCAGTTTTTAGGCATTGAAGCGCCCATGGTCACGATTAGCCGTGACTTTGACCTACAGACGCTAGACGCCAATCAGGTGGCGCAATATTTGGCACTGTGGCAAAACGGTGCGATCACGCAATCCACTCTGCTTACCTATCTACGCGACGGTGAAATTTTGCCCAATATTGACATTGATTTAGAAGTTGAAATGACTGATCAAGAGAAGATCAGCAACATGGCGATGTTGCCTCAAGCAATGCAAGACCAAGCCGTTGCAGAAGCTCCGGCAGCTCAAGATGATAAATCTGAGGATGAGTCATCAGAAACATTAGAAGAGGCAGCAGTGAATGAACTGGCCGCGTAAACGCTCATACGATCCTGAGCTTGTATATGACCTAATCGCTCCAGGTGTTTTTGCAATGATTGCCTCTGATCATTTACAAGCAGCATTTGAAGCTAGACAAAGGCGTATTGATTCTTACCTCTTGTTTGAAGAGGTCATGCAGGATTCTCAAAACGACGATCACTAAACTATGGATAGATATTCTTGAGCTATGGATTTCCTTAGCGATCCCATCTTTTGGATTGTTGTCACAGCGGCTAGTGAGATTATTGCTTATACGCCTTTGAAATCAAACAGTGTTGTCCAGTTGATTCTGTCAGGGCTGAAAAGTCTGCAAAAATCTAAAACCAATGGAAAATGAAAACGGGTCTAGTAACTATCGTTTGACGCGAGAGGTGGCTGAAGTAAGAGGCCGCCTAGAAATGGTTGTCAAGGACCAAGAAAACGAAAACGAGGTTTTGAAGGAGATTTTCAACCGGCTTGGGATATTAGAAAAGAGAATGGCTCAGGTCGTTCTGATCGGAACTTTGCTATCAATCACGCTGCCTGTTGTCTTTACTGTTGGCATCATTCGGATCGAAACCACTCATGTGCATACAAAAGCACGATGAAGGGCAAAGAGCGATTTTTGCTGTGGTTTTTAGCAGCGTTAATTGCTAGTCAAATTGCCTTTTTAGGCTGGGGTTTGCTGTGGTGTGGTCAGCATGGCGGCTTAGAAGCCTGCCCCGGCATTGCGAAAAGATATGAGAACACGTTTAACGTGGCGATTGCCACTGTTCTTGCACTGTTGACGGGTTCAGCTGTTGCTGGTGTCAATCAGCATTCTTCTTTGGACGACCGCGACGTTTCGGCTTTTCGTCGGTCTCCACGGATTGATCGATTACCACCTGAGCAGGAGGCTTCGGCTCAGGCATTGGGCAAACAGGCTCAGGCATTGGGCAAACAGGCTCAGCCGCAGAAACAGAATCAGGCTTCTCATAAGGAATGACCATGTTGCCAATTCTGGTTTGTCCGGTTGCCATAGATAGCGTGCGAATGATTGGAGTCTAGATATGAACGACCGTCAACTCAAGTTATTTGTAAGAGCTGCGTTCTCGATGACGAATGCAGAGAATGCTGCATTGAAACAGGCTAATCCTGTGCTGTTTCAGGCAATGCTGAGGATTCGCGAATTAGTGGAGACCTTGCCGGAGGAATCGCTGTTGCAGGCTCAGGCATGGCGACGGTTAACGCCTGAGGTAATGCAAGCTTTGCGACCTTATAACGACGCATTGCGCAACAGCTTGATTGAAAAGATGGTTCAGCTAGAGCCAGAGATTAGAGAGAACGTCATCCAATCTTTGGAGGCAGTAAAGGGACCTTTGCCGCCGGTTACGCGTGGTCCGGTGCTAGGAGCGCCGTTAGGTGGTCTGGATTCAATCGGTGCGGTGCAGTTGACTGACAACGTGGTTGACGCTCTGAGTAAAACGTCAGTTGCTGGCGTGAAACTTGATCGGTTGTTCAGGATTGGCGATCAGGAAACGCCCGTGTCGCTGTGGATGCAGCAGAACTACCGAGCAATCGACAGCGTGGTTCGGACTGGAATTATCCAAGGTGCAAGCACTGAAGCCCTCGCTGCGAAGATTGGTAATGTGGCGAATCCAGGTGGATTGCTCCGAGCGCCAAAAGGATCAGCCACTGAAAAGATTCTGAGGCAAGCGCCAACAGTTGCCCGCACGTCAATACAATCGTTTAACGGCCAAGTGACAGAGCAGGTGTGGCGTGACAATGCTGATGCGTTGGATGGGTTGCTGTATGAGTGGACATCTGCGCTAGACGCAAAAGTTTGCCCTACCTGTGCACCGCTTGATGGTCAGAAGAGGGTAAAGCGCAGTGATCTACCGCCAAAGCCAATTCATCCCAATTGCCGGTGCGATGTAATCCGAGTTGATCCGAGTGATGAAGATGACGTGCGTACAGGCATTGTCGTTTCACCGAACAAGCTGAGCGGTAAAGGGTCGTATAAATCCAAGGTGAAGGTCAAAGGAAAAGATTTTTACCGCAAGGCTGTGCCGCTTCAAAAAAAAGGCGCGACATACGCCGACTATTTGGCGCAGATGGCAGAACGAGACGATCTAGCAGGACGCACAACGCTTGCTGAGTTCTTCGGCGGTGCTGGTAAGGCTGGTCAAGGTGAATCAACAATTGGCACTCAGCGTGCTGAATGGTTCCGTACTGCTTTGAAACGTGGTGTGCCAGCTGATGAGGCATTGATTCAACTAACAAACAAGCCAGATGCAGTAACCAAGCTGCGTTCGTTCAAAACAGAACTGCCAGTTTTGCCTAAATAATTACGCCTGCGTTTTCGTTAGTTAATATCTAGGCAGCTCCTGTGGAGCTTCCTGCACAACTTTCCATTGCATGTCTGAAGTTAACGAGTCAGTAAATCCCGTGGATTCTGCTACTCAACCGCCCGTGGCGGTTCCAACGACTGATCCTCGTGATGCCGAAATTGAACGTTTGCGTGCTCACAATCAACAGCTCGCAGCCGAACAATCAAAGTATCGCGACGAAAGGCGTTTAGCTGAAGAGCGTGCAGCACAAGCCGAAGCTCAGATCAAAAAAGCTCGTGCGGGTAGCTCCCGTCAGCTTGATCCTGATCAAGAGCAACGGTTAGAGCGTTTTGATGCTTTGCAAAATCGTGTTGGTGAACTGGAAACCCAGCTCAAGCAACGTGATGAGCAAATGCGGAAGGATCGACTTAAGACTGCTGCCATTAGTGCCTTTAACAAAGGAGGTGCAATTAATGGCGAGCATCTTTATGAAGCCCGAAAGCATGATCTGGTTTTAGGCGAAGACGGACAGATCAAGGCGCTTGATGGGGGCGTTGAGCGCACTATTGATCAGTTTGTCTCTGGCATGAAATCAGAGAACAGCGGTTGGGATTATCACTTCCGAGCTAGCGGCGCTCGTGGAATGTCTGCTGTTGGATCTTCACCCACCCCAGCGGCTGGGAGTGAGAACCCGTATATCGCGGGCAATCTCACAAAAATCGTCGAGCTAGAGCAAAGCGATCCTGATTTAGCGGCTCGTTTTAAGCAACAGGCAGGCGGTTAGCACCTGTGGTGCGAACTCGTACACCTTTTTTATAGGCACACAAAATGGCTGGTTATCCCGGCAACTACGGCGGAACCTTTACCGGTGACATTGGTTCACTGACCCGCCTTGCGACTTCTGCACCTTTTGCTCGTTATTTGGCCGAGGCCATTTTTAAGCAAAGTGCTTTTATCAAATCTGGTGTTATTCAGACCAACGCTGTTCTGAACAACACCACCGGCACCCGCATCGAGGTTCCTTTCTTCGATCCGATTGCACCCGTTGCGACCGTTGTTGAATCCAACAACACCTGGGGCACTAGCGGCGCATTGGTTCCTGCCAAGGTCGAGGCTTCTACCCAGTACGCCACCCTTTGTAACCGTGCGTTTGCGTATGCCGCTGACGATCTCAGCGCATTTCAAACCGGTGAAGATGCTTTGGCGCATGTTCGTAATCAGATGGCTGATGCCATCAACGTGCAGAACACAACCAAGCTGATTTCACAGCTGACAGGTTTGCTTGGTCCTGGCGGTCCTTTGGCTGCTACCAATAGCCTCGATGTCTCGGCTACTTCCGGTGCTGGTGACGCCAACTACCTGAGCGCCAACACTGTTACGCGTGCCAAATATCTGCTCTCTGAGCGTGCTGGCAGCCTTGACACCTTGGTTGTTCACCCGACCGTTGCTGCTGCACTTGAAACTGTTCAAGCTCTGACTTTCAGCGCAAATGCTGCAGGTGCTGGCAACACCCTGGTTCTTGGTGGTGGTGGCGTTGGCCTGACTGAGCCACAAGTTGGCACGTTTATGGGCCTGAATGTGATCAAGGATGAGGCTTGCCCCATTCGCGGCACATCCGGCGAGCAAGAGCAGTTCGTTTGTTATCTGATGGGCTCAGGCTCAGTTCAGACCGGCTCTCAGTATCCACTGCAAGTGTTTACTGACTACAACATGCTCAGCTTCCAGAACCTGATGAGCGTTCGGTACTCCGGCACTTATCACGTTCTTGGAACCACTTGGTCTGCTGCAACAGACAACCCATCCGACGCAGCACTTGCAACGGCTTCTAATTGGGGTCTTGCATTTGCTGACCCTCGCCTGATTCCTGCCGTGGAATTGGTCGTTAACTCACCGTTCGGCGGTACTGTTGCTTAATAGGCTTACGCCTGCTTAGGCGCTAGCTTAAAAAAGTCGAGAGCATGGGTCCCCTGCCGGGAGTCGGGGGGCTCTTTTTTTGCCATTACGCCTGCGCTTTATAGACTGGAGTTACCCACCCCGAAGCCTCGGAATGTGCGGATTAATTCGGCTCTTTGTTTACAAGCAAGGCGTTGGCGACGTTATTGACGTTACCCGCGAACAGCTAAAACAAACCCGCAAACGTCTGCGCGAAGAGGGCTGGGTTTTGTATCACTCTGAGTTCCTGTAATGACATTGGATGCAACGCTGGGGGCTAGCACTGCTGACAGTTACATCAGCGTGTCAGAAGCTGATGCAATATTTGCCGCAGGTTTTAAGAACGCTGAATGGTCAGCTCTTAGTCAATCGGTTAAAGAGACTGCGTTAAAGGTCAGTACTGCCAATCTTGAGGTGTTGGAGTTTGTCGGTAAACGCTGCAGCCCAGCAACTGACGACGCAGATAAAGAACAAGCGTTGCAATGGCCCCGGCATGAAGCATCCTGCCGTGGTGTCGTGGCTAACTGTGCAGCAATTCCACTGCCGATTAGACAGGCTTGCGCAAGCTTGGCGTTAGACCTGCAAAAGAACCCAAATGCTATTGATGGTGACGGAACTAGCGGCACACAAGGGCCGGTTAAAAAGCAACAGCTAGGAAGCCTTAGCCAAGAATTTTTCGAGCCTGGTGGTGGAGATACCAAAGTGAGCCCGCAGGCTGCGTTAGTTCTGCAAAAGTTTCCTTATTTAGTAGACCTGCTCGGCTGCTGGCTGGAATCTTCCAGTCAATCAAGCCGAGTTATCTTACGAGTGAGGTCTTAACCATGGCATCAAAAAACTGCAACAAAGGCAGCAAGAAAACCTATAAAGGAGGTTATAAGTAGATGGCTTTTCAAGACGCTTGGGCCAAGCCGTTAGCTGAAACGTTAGTGAAACGTTTTCGTGTTGATGGTCTTGAATATGTCAGGGTTAATGATCCAATTTATGATCCAGCAACTGGCACAGCGTCTGGCAGTGAAACCCGCTTTCAAAAAGCGGGCGCTGTTTATCCTCCAGTGTCTAATCAAGCTGAAGGTGGTGCAGGCAATGTCGAACAGATTCAAGTTGAGTTGTATCTGGAAGACGTTGGCAATTTAGTCCCAACAACTCGCGACTATTTGGAATATCTAGGCAAGCGTTGGAAGGTGGTCAATGTTGCGACTAACTCTGGTGACTTGCTTTATTCAGCCACCATTACAGCGAGGGCAAACTAATGGCTAGGAACAAGTTTCGTGGTCCTGAGCTGATTAGGGAAATCGATGAAGCCCTGGATAAGGGCTTGGCTCGGTTTTTAATTTTGACGCAGGGCAAGCTTAGTAAAAATGCGCCGATTAAAACAGGGCGTTTTGCATCTAGTTGGTTAATTAGCAAAGGCAGCCCAATTGCCGGTAAAGCCGCCGAACGTTCACCAGGTACAAGCAGAGTTGCAATTGAAAAATATAGCGGCAAAATTGCTTTGGACTCAAATTGGTGGATTCAAAATAACCTTGATTACGCCGAGCGGGTTTGCTTTGTTCCTAAGTGGTCAAAGGGTGGACGTGGTGGATCAGGTTGGTTTACCAAGATTGCTAATAATTTAGACAAAGATGCTGAGCGTGCTTTTGATTTCTTTTTGAGGAAGGTTAAATGAGTTTTCAATCGATCCGCGCACTGATTGAAACCCGTGTCAACAATGCGTTTCAGGGAATCGCGCAGCCTATACCGGTTGTCTTTGACAATGTCGGCGGCGAACCGCCTGGCATTGAGTATGTAGAGCTGACAATTGATTACACCAGTTTTACCGAGCCTATCCTGTGCCCTACAGAAAGCGGGATTGAGGTAATCAGAGGCAATTTGCAAATGGTTATTTATAGTCCTCGCGGTCTAGGTATGGCTCGCATTGAATCTCTTGATGCTGTCGCTTTGACAGTGATGAATAATCTAAAAGACTGGAGCCTTTCTGATCCGGCTGGCGTCAAGTGTCAAATCGGAGAGGTATTAGGTCCGGTCCATGTTTTGAGCGGTGATGATCCGTTAGCGGCAAGCAATGTAAGCGCACCGTTTTTGGCTTACGGATAAAGAGGCGAAATAGAATAATAATATCAGTGCCCCCGCTGATTCAACGCCCCCACGTTGTTTTTTTTAGGAGGCAATTTTGCCGATCTCCTGTAGTTCGAGTGCCTTAACAGGCCAGTCAGGGAGTGTCTATTACACCCCTGCAGGCACTAAATGGTGTCTGAACGATTACACCGATTTTCCTGCTGGTACTGATATTACAGTGCCAACTAATAATGATTTTCGCCTTGGCGATAGCGTCATTTTCGTTCAGGAAAATGGTGGAAATTTGGATGGAAGTTTGACAGCTTCCACTGGTGGTTCGAAAACTGTTTATTACGTCGTCGCTCGCACTGCTTCGACAATCCAGGTCTCAGCTTCTCTTGGTGGCACTGCTATTACCTTGGCTGGTGATGGTGGTACTGGATCAGCTAATTCTGCTGGTCATATCAAAATTGAATTTGACCCGTACGGAGCAATCTGTGACGTGGCCTCATTTTCGATTGAGATCGAGCGTGAAGAACTGGACACAACCACGCTGCCGTGTGGCGTTGGCGGTGCAGGAAGCAAGTATGCCGCATTCCGGTCTACACAGGCAGGTTTTGCGTCAGCAACTGGCACCATTACTGTGTTCTTCTCTGACAATCAGTTGAGCCTTGGCCAGCGTATGTTGGACAATGTGATGCTGAAAGATCAGACTGGTGCAAGGGTGCAGCTGTTCAATAACACCGTTTCTGATGGTGGTTCTCCGGCAGCGCCTGACCTAACTGCGTCCTCATTTATTGAGGGTGATATCACTTTGACTAGCGTTTCACTAGATGTAAATCCAGATGATCCTCAGCAAGCTGAGATTGGTTTCAGCGTCCAACGCTTGGGCCAACTGTTTACCACTTCGCTAAGTTAGGTCTTGCCAATCGGACCATTAGCTCCGTTTTTGCGGAGCTTTTTTATTGGTTACCATCAGCCTGTCGCCATCCTTGGCGGTCGGGCTGTACGGGATGGGAATGCTACACCTATCCTTTACGCCTGCGTTATTCTGCAAACGTAGCAGCAAATTTTTAATGTCTGAGCGCCAAATTGATCGATTGTTAGCTCGTGCCGGGCGAAACAATGAATTGACTTACGTTGAGTGCTTTCTTGATGATGAGGATTACAGCTACTACCTGAAACCGCTTACGCCCGCTCAATTTGTAGAGGCAGAGAAAGGTATTAGAAAAGGCGAAAAGAACTCACAACTTGAAACAGCGGTCAAGCTGTTTGCGCTGCGTGCATTGAACGCTGATGGTTCGCGCCAGTATCAAGCCGACGCTTTCCAAGCTTTGATGCGGTTGCCTCTTGAGGATTTGAACAAGCTGCTTAACGCTTCAGGCGAGGAGGACAGCGAAACACAGCTAGATGTCAAAAGTTCTAGCGAAGGAACTAAAGAGGGAGAATCATTTAATCGCGGAACTGGTAGTCGCGGAAAAGCTAAACAAAACTCTGACTGAGCTACGCGAAAGCATCACAGCTGAAGAGTTGTGGCTATGGCACGCGTTTTATCAACTGCGCAATGATCAAGAGCAAGAAGCAATAAAAAAAGCAAAGTCACGGCGTCGGTAGCATGTAGTTACCGGCGTTTTTTTTGTGGCTGACGCTCCTGTACGGATACCGATAACCGTACCTGGAATGAATCAGGTGCAGAAGCTTGAGCGCAAAATGGAGCAGCTAGAAAAGGATCTAGCAAAAGTTGCAACAACAGGGCCAAAGGCAGCCAATGGAATCAAGAAGACAGGTAGAGCAGCTGCAACAGCTTCGGGCAATGTTCAGCGGCTAGGTATTGCGTTTAGAACAACTCTCGCACCAATTGTTGCCATAACAGGATCACTGGCGCTTTTGAATAAAGCGTTGAATGTTACTGGTCAACGTTCAGCAGAGGCCAGCGTTCTTTCTTCAAGCCTAAAAGGATTGGTTGATGATGGCGACGCTGCGGCAGATGCCCTTCTAGGAATTGCGGACAGGCTAGGCAAAGCGACGTTATTTGATGAGGAAGATTTCACGGCTCAATTTAAGCTGTTCACCTCGTTCAGAAATATCGGCGTTGATAGCTACGAAAGGGTTGGTGAAGCTGCTGCTGATATTGCAACTAAGCTTGGCACCGGACCAAAAGAAGCAGCTTTGCAGCTTGCCAAAGCATTAGAAGATCCAGCCAAGCAAGTTACTGCGTTAGCACGTTCTGGAACAGTATTTACGGAGCAACAAAAAGAGCAGATTAAAACTTTGCAAGAGTCTGGAAAGCTTTTGGAAGCACAAGATATTATCTTGAAAGAGATTGAAACTCAGTATGGAGGGGCAGCTAAAGCGGCTGGATCAGCAGGTTTTGCAGGTGCCTTAGATAGTGCAGGTGAAGCGTATCGCGATTTTTTAGAGGCGCTTGGTTCGTCTAGCGAGTCTGGAGCTGTTGATTTTCTAAATGCAATCACAGAAGGCTTAAATTTTTTAGCAAGGAATTTTGATGTTGTTGCGCAAGCTGCCAGCGCGGTTGTTGATGTCTTTGTTCAGCCTTTTGTCGCATTAGGGCAAGGCATTGCCGAGGTGCTTCCAAAAGTTGATAATTTTGAGCAATTTTTCAGAGGTACTTTGGCGATTGTTGCCAAGATTTTGACAGACATTACAACTAATGTTCTTGCGCCAGTTTTCAAATTTGTAGGTAAAGTTATTGGCGGAATTGTAAAACTTTTAGTTGGTTTGGGTAGTGCCGTTGGTTCTGTTATTCCTAAAATTGTAAGCACAGTTACAGGTGCAATTCGTATTCTTGGGAAGGCTATATCAATGTTTATAAATTCCCTGCCAATCGGCATATTGGGAAAATTGTTTGGTATTGATGCAGGCGCTTTGGCAACAGCCCCCCTTCAGGCTCTTGCTAATGGCATCGATGGTCTGGCTGATTCTGTTAGCAACTATGGTGACGAATTAAAGGCTGCTGCAGATGCTGCCAACTTGCCACAGCCTGGGGATGCTGTTGGCGGCAATCCATTCGCAGGTGCTCGCCCTCGTGGTGCCTCTGCAGGTGCTGCCTCTGGTTCTAGTTCAGCAGAGAAGCTTGCAAAAGAAGCGCAGAAACGTGCGGAAGAAATGGCGAAAGGGCTGAAATCAGCTCAGGGAATGTTGCGAGCTGCTGAGAATGAGCAGCGTGTACTTCAAGCAACAAATGACCTTGAAAAAGTCAGAGTGCAGGGTGCTATTGATCTAGAAAACATCGCCGTTAAATATGCAGACGCTGCAGAGAAGGCAAAATCTGCCGCCGAAATTGATGTTCTTGTTAAAGCTCAAGGTCTTGAGATATTGAATCAACAGCTAAAAGTCGAAGAACAGCTCAATGATTTGCGCGACAGCGCAATTAAACCTCTAGAGGAACAAGAAAGATTCCTAAAAGATGCTCTGAGGTTTGGAGAAGACGAAGCAAGAATCAGGGCTGCAATACGTGAGGCGACTGCAGGTTTACCTGAGGCTGATGCCAGAAGGGTTGAAGAATTAATTCGTGGCAATGAAGCATTAAAAGAGCAACTCAAACTCATGAATGACATGAAGGCTCTGGCAGGAGAGCTGAGCAGTGTCATTGCTGATGGTCTTGTTGATGGTTTGAAGGGTGTTGTGCAAGGCACCCAGACAGCAGAAGAAGCGATGTCGAAAATGATCAATTCGATTGCGGATCTGTTCTTGCAACGCGCTGCTGAAATGATCGCCAAAGCAATCGAAGCTCAAGCTTTCAAGCTGATTATTGGATTACTGGGTGGTGCTTTAGGTGGTGCTGCTGGTGGTGGCGGTGGTGCTGCTGGTGGAGTCGGCACTACCGGTGGTGTTGCCGGTTTTGCCGGTGCTAGCTTCGCTGGCGGTGGATATACCGGAGACGCCCCACGCTCAGGCGGAATCGATGGTCAGGGTGGTGCCCTGGCGATTTTGCACCCTCAAGAGACCGTCATTGATAACTATCAGTCTCGTGGTGCTATGGATCATTATCGCGGTGAATCTGGTGGCGGAACATTTAGGCTTGAAACCACAGTGATCAACGGCGTTGAATACGCAACGGTCGATCAAGTCCGTGCCATGGGCAGTCAAGCCGCTAAACAGGGTGCAGCGAGCGGCAATGCAATGACCATGAGTCAGTTGCGGAATAGCCGCACTCAGAGATCCAAATTAGGAATGAGATGAAATGACTTTTACACGAATTACAACTTTTATTGATGTTGTCGTTGACAGTAACGGTGAAAGTCAAAAATACCAAAACGGCAATGTTGGTCAATCTGTTAATGGCCATCAATACCTGTCATTTATTTATCAAGGCGCTGCCATGAATCGCTCAGGCGACAATCTTGAATCAGCTTTAATCTTATCTGCCAACCAGATCAGTATGAATGCTGTGCAAGCTGCTGTTGAATCTCGCAGAAAGGTAACAGTTCAAACCTATTTGATGAATGAGAGCTTCACTAGCAGGTTGAACAAATTGACAGAAGAGATCTGGATTGCTGCATCAATGAGTTTTGACACCGAAACGATTGAAGTGTTGTTGAGTAGCGCTATTGATGCTGTTGGTGCGACAACTCCAAATCGTGTCTTAACTCGTGCAATGGTTGGTGCATTGCCTGTGTCGGGAACGATTCTTAGCAGATGACTCCTTATGATCTAATTGGTCGTCCGTACCGATTAGGCGCAGATTTTGTCTCCAGACCTGAGGGTGACTGCCTATCACTAGCTCGGTTTGTTCTTGACTGGTACGGCATCAAAACACCTAAGCCGCAACGCAGCTGGTATAAGCGTTTAAGGCATGGTGACACTGATGTTTTTCCTGAGGAATTAGGGCGCTGGGGTCAAAAAACTACCGACCTAGAATGCGGTGTAGTTGCGCTGTGTCACGCACAAAATGGCTATGGCATGGCAGTCTGGTTTGAAGGTGGATGGCTGAGCTTCCAACACTGCGGCGAGTCGGTGGTGCGGTGGAGTCCCACCGAGCACCTTCAGGTCCACGAGTTTTACTGCCAGGCGAAATCCAGCTCTGCGAAGCAGTAGGGATTACAGAAGAGGAATACTGGGAATTTGTACGTATTAATGAGGAGTACACCGGCAAGCGTGGGGCGGAGTATGACCACATTCCAGACATCAGGAATGAGCCTACCACGGCAGTCATTATAAACCTAGTCATTGGACTTGCATTGACAGGTGTGTCAATGCTTTTAGCACCTAAGCCACGCACACCTAAGCAGAAAGAAAGACCAAGGCTTGAAACTGGTGACCAGACCAGTAATTCCCGCTTTGCACCTCAAAGCCAGTTTGATTCACTGCAGCAGCTGTCGCGTTTAGGGGCAATCGTCCCTCTGGTTTATTGCAAAACGACAGGGTCAGGTATTAATCAGTCAGGGGGTGTTCGCGTTAATTCTTCCCTTCTGTGGTCACACATGATCACTCTTGGCCGAAGCCAGCAGCTTCGAGCGTTGATGATGTTTAGCCATGGTGACATTGATCAAAAACCTGATTTTGCTGGATTTGCAATTGGTGATTTATTACTTGAAAATTATGCGTTAGGTAAGCTTGCTCTTTATTTCAAAACAGCAGGCGGTCGAATCAATCACTATCCCGGCTCTGTCGATCAATATCCAAATGGAATGATGGAGCCTCCATTTAATTTAAGTATCAGCTCTGATCCGTTTGCCATTAAATGGACTGAGTCTCAAGCAAAACAATATTTTAGTGGAGCACGCACGCCATCAACTCAGGCTGTGTTTGGTTGTTATTCGTGCTTGCCAAACGGCAATAGGTTCAAACTCAATTATGAGTTACAACTCTCGCCGAAGGATGCAACTGACACTGTCAAGGATGATGTTGCAGCAGCCAAAAGAAGAATGCGTGATAAGTATGCTCGTTACGCCTATGTCGAAGGTAGTGGAGGGCGTATTTCTTATACAGTTGGTCAACAAATTATTTATAAAATTTCAAAACTTGAGGTAGAGGTGGACAATATTGATAGGTACGGAAAACGAGGCATAAAAGACATTCGGCAGTCTATTAATAATGCCAGGATTGATGCTGATAATGCCCTTGTTGTAGGCGAAACCTATGCCATTGGGACTGGATTAGGTGTACTTATTAAAAAGGAAGGCAGCCCCTGGAGACTAAAAGAATCTGAAGTAACAGCTACTTTTAAGGCTACCACTCCTGGCCAAGTCGATGCCAGGGATGAGAAAGATACTGACGAGCCAAATACTCTTACTATTCAAAGAGTTGCTGTTGCCACTATTAGCAATAGCAGGCCATGCCATAGAACAGACATAATTATAAAGTCAATTGTTTTCCGAAAAATTAATGGATTTGCCAACGTAAACACACAGCCTGACCAAGAAACAATTCTGAAATACGAACAAGACAGTGGGTCTATACAGCTCGGACAGATGAACATTTTTAATAGGCGGTTATCATTCTTTGCCTTGGAATATCGGAAAAAAGGTTCACCAAATTGGCTCAACTTAACAGATACGCAAACAGGCTTTGTCGTTGATGGGCGCTCGCCCGAAGCTGTTTACAATCAATTATCCATTCAGCATCCATCAGGTTCGGCTGAAGCTTATGAGTATCAGTTAGTACCTGTGGCGGGGGCT